GTCACGTCCTCACGCGCCTTGACTTGATTGTCCATAGTTGCCTCCTTATCGTTGGCCTGCCCGGCGTCGGCATGGGCTTCCTGCCCATCTTCGCCGTCCGCCCCCTGGGCGGCCTTGCTTTCCGTCGCCCGCCGCCATTGGCTGTAGCAAATGGCAACGGCCTGCTGGCGTTGATCCTCGTCGCCGGCGTCTAACTCCTCCGCCTCAATTACCAGTGGCACGCAGCGGGCGATGAACTCTTGCTCCTTTTCGTCCTCGTTAGGTATTGGTAGTGGCATGAAAACCTCCTGGAAACAAAAAAAACGCCGCTTCCTCGGCGGCGTTCGCTTATGCGACTGCAACCGAAAAAGCGGCGTTTCTATTCAGAACTGCCTGATATTCTTTTTGACCAGCTAATCTGGAGACCCAGAAATACTATTCCTGGGGAGGCAACTCCATTTTATCGCGTTTGAACATTTTGCGTAATTCAGACGTTCGTGGAGCGATCTTGAGCTTCCGCTCCAGGGCGTCTAGTAGCATCAACAAAGCCTGGCGTATGGCCATCCAGAAATCGCGATCGTCATCGGTATCCATCGGACCACGAAACCCAACTCAATGGCAACTTCCAAATCAGCCACGATGGAGTATGCCAGGCAATCCACCAGGCAAATCGCTTATGCCTTATACAACGAGACAGTTGCCAATAAAATCCGCAGCGCATAAGAACTTCTATGCAGATCCGCATCGTGGGATAGAGTCTGTCAGCGATTACCTGGGCAAAGACACAAATTGAATTGCCGATAATGGTTATCATCTCCTGCATTTGCTGAGCAAACGCCTGCCATTCCGCCAAAGTCACTACGACTTGTATGGCTTCTATGGCCTCTTGTATGGCTTCTATGGCCTCTCCGGGCTCAATAGTTTCCTTAGTCATCTAACGGCCTTTCTGTTATCATCGCTTTCTTTTTACTTTCCCGCCAACCCCCCCACAATCTCCTGCCCCGCCTCGACGAAGAATTCCTCCACCTGCGGCTTCTCATCCTCGGCGTGTTGGGTGATGGTCTTCCAGTGCTTCATGTAGAACGGCTGCTCTGGACCGATAACCGCGGGGGCGTAAGGAATGGCCGTGCCCACGATGCCCCACACCTCGTCCGTGCCCACCCCTTTCACCTCGCTGGTGATACTCCGCCCCAGCGTGCCCGTGCGGCGGTAGGTGCTGGTTGGTGGAGGGGGAGGATACACCGCGATCCTGGCCTGGAGATGTAGAGTGGCCTTCTTCATGGCCCGCTCGATGGCCTGGGCCACGATCTTGTTGCTGGCTCCGAAACGCCTGAGCAGGGCCTCCAGTCCCTGGACTTCGATAACTACATCGCCTTGAGCTCCCATTTGTCCTCAACCGCTTTGAAATGCCTGAGTTGGTCGTCCAGTCCCTCGATTTCGATGATGACGATTTCAGCCACTGGGTTTTTCTCCTTTACAAAAGCACCGGCGTTATCCAGCAACGACAATTTACGTGCGCGGGAGGGGTGTACTCCTCCCCAGACAATGGGTGAATGAATGGTTTGTCTAAATCGGCCACTACTGCCCGTCGCGTCTGCGTTCCCGGAGCTGCGGGCTGTACCCCTTCCGTCGTCACCGTCAGCCCGCCCAGCGGCCCGCAAATCGGGCATACCCTCTCGTCGTTTGCGGTGACCCAGCGGCGCCCAGCTACCACCCCGCTTTCCTTCCATGCCAGCGTATTTGCCTCGACATAAATACGGGTTAGCTCTGAGGCCGCGATCATCTCCGCCCGCACGGGATTGCTGAAAATCTCCTGCACCCTGGACACCAGGGCTGGAAAGTCCTCCCCCGCCTCAATCCAATTATTGATCGCCGCCTGCAGCCGCGCCGCCGTGGTCTCGTTGATGCCGCTGATCAAGTCGTAGGTGTAATCCCTGGCCCATTTCGCCGCTGCCGTGTTCACCAGCTCCCAGTCAACCCCTATCTCAAAGGGCAACCCCTCGATGGCCAGCAACGCCGCCTCCTGCATGACCTTCTCGAACGCGGGGAGGAGAAGCTGCGTATAATCCTTCGCCATCTCTTCCCACAAATCCATATCCGCCGCCAGGTCATCCCCCGCCGCCTTCACCGCCTGGGCGGTGATCTGCTTCTTGACCTCCCTGTGGCCCTTGAGCCATTCGATAACCCGCTCGGCGTGCTTCGCCCACATCGCCAATAGCCCACTGATCACCTTCTGCTCCCAGGCCATCCGCTGGCGGAACGCCTCTTCCGTCTCCTGTAGCGGCTTCGGCCTGGGCCTGCGGGCAGGGAAAGGGCCTGCGAAAACCGCCTTCACCTCCTCCGCCGTCTTCGCCTCCCACAGCCCCTCAGCGATCCACGCCCGCACGTCGGCGGGAATGACCTCGCTCTGGAACTCCCGCGCCGCCGGGTTGCGGCCCGTGTTGGCCAGCCGCAAACTCACCTCCCGCCACCGCCTCAATTCCGCCTTCAGCCCCTCGGATTCCTCTTCGCCTTCTTGCTCCTCCGCCCCCCTGCTCCCCTGCTCTCCTGCTTCCTCCTGCTCCCTCACAGGCGGCTTAGCGATGGGCTGGGCTGCCAACTCCACGGGCAACGGCTCTAGGTCAAAATACCGCTCCCTGATCTCATCCACGGTCATGATCGGCATCGGCATCCCCAGCGGCCCCATAGCCCCCTTCTGCACAGTCTGCAACTCCGCCAGCCACAGCTCCTTCGACTCCCCAATGCGCACGTCCTCGAACTCGCCCGCCAGGTTTTCGCCCCAACGGGACAGGATTTCTGAGCTGATCTTGTCCCCGATCCGCCGCAGGACGGGGTAGAGCGTGGTGTTGTAAAAGTACTGGTAGGCCACCTTCGCGTTGGCCTCGGTAGCGTTCTCCGACAGCAGCCCCAGGTGGAAGCCGAAGATGTTAAAGATCTGCTCGCGGCTGAACTTCATCGTCTCCAGGAACTGCATGTCCGCCTGGGGCATGGCGATGGTCTCCACCCCCAGCTCCTGGGAGCTGCGTACGAAGGCCGTCTTGTGCGACCTGGCTGCGCCCTTGTACTTCCCCTCCCACTGGGCCTTCACGTCCTCGAAGTCGGCATCGCTGATCGGCCCGACGTTCACGATGGCGGAGGGCACGGCCGATTCCTTGAAGAACGCCGTGTCCCAGATCAGCGCCTTGTTGTCCAGCTCGATACTTAGAGCCGCGGCCTCAATGGCGCTCAGGCCCTCATAATCGCGCAACGGATGCCATCTCTTGAAGTGGATCACCTCGTCGCGCCCCAGCGGGCAGGGCACACAATTTACGGTGTACACGTAGCCCTTTACCCACTCGTTCGGGTCGGGCACGATCGTCATGCGGTCGGGCCTGAGCAGCCAGATCTCCAACGGCTCGCCCTGTCCCGGGTTCAGATACCAGTAGGCGTTGCCACACAGGTCGAGATAGCCAACTGTGGCTTCCATCAGCTCAAAGCCGCTGAACTTGTCGTTCGGCTTCTTGAGGATTTGTTCCAGCGGATGGTTCGGAACCTCCACCCGCTCCTCGCCCTTCATCTCGAATACCCGATACGGCACGCTGGCCGCCGCCTGCGCCTTGTGCGACACGCATACGTAGACCCAGGCGCTTTGGGCATAACTACGGGCCTGATTCTCGTACAATTGGTAATCCGTGATGGCGTAGGCGCTCTGGGCGGCCACCTCGCGCATCCAGCGTGGATACTTGCGCTTCGCCGCTTTGACATATCCGAAACGGGCTGCCATCCGATCAACAAAACTCATCGTATTATCTCCGCTCGTTTGTTACACCCACTCCATCCTGAACTTCGGCGCGGCCAGGTGCATGGCCACGTACCGCAAGGCATCGAGGGCGTGATCGTATACCTTCAACGGCTGTTCCTTCACCGCCGCCCCCTCCCTGGATTCGGGATAGCGGTAGTTCTCGAACTCCACGACGGCGTTGATGCAACGTGGATCCACGAACAGCCTGGGCCGCCCGTCGGCCTGAATCCCCAGCCTGCTGGCCAGGGCGTTGATGCCGGGCGTTACCTCATTATTGCCCGCCACGGCGTTCAGGCCCAGCCTGCGGAAAGTTTCGATGTAAGCAGGCTCGGATG